CACTTATCGCTCAGCAGTTAAAGGTAGAGCAATTGGTATTGGTGTTTTAGGATGGCATACGTTTTTACAAGAAAAAGGCATTCCATTTGCAGGTTTACAAGCAAATTCATACACTCGAATGATGTCTCAATTTATTGAGGAAGGAGCATTAAAAGCATCTCGTGATCAAGCAGTTGAATATGGAGAACCAGAATGGTGTAAAGGTACAGGTTTAAGACATACCCACCACCAAGCAATTGCCCCAACAGTATCAAACGCTAATATTTCAGGTGGTGTTTCACCTTCAATTGAACCAATCCCCGCAAATGTATTTAATTTAAAAACAGCTAAAGGTACATTTATCAAGAAAAACCCAACATTGGAGCGTTTACTTGAATCTAAAGGATTTAATATCGATAGTATTTGGGAACAAATTGCTAAAGATAAAGGTTCTGTAGTGGGATTGCCTGATCATATTTTATCGGCTGAAGAAAAAGAAGTGTTTTTGACATTCAAAGAAATCAACCCATACGAAATTGTTCGCCAAAATGGTATCCGTCAAAAACATATTGACCAAGCTATTTCATTGAACTTGACTTTTGATCCATCTGATTCACCAAAATATATTAGTGAGGTACACAAATTGGCATGGAGAGAAGGCATTAAAACTCTATACTATATGCGTTCAGAAAGTATATTAAGAGGAGATAATCTTCAACGTACTGCTGATTGTGTTAGCTGCGAGGGGTAATAGACTTTTAATAAAATGAAATGGGGGTAAGTTAAATCTTACCCCCTTTTTTTATATGTATAATAAAAAGAAAACTATGTTACCATTAATCGCAGACACAACAGCAGCTACATCAACAGACTTTGGTGTTTTTGGACAATTAGCAGATTACGGTCCCCTTGGATTGGCAGTTTTAGCATTAGGCTATGTTGCTTGGATATTTTTAAAACGTCATTTAGCTGAAAAAGATCGTTTACAAGAAGAACTTAAAGCTAAATCAACTCCAAAAACTACCCCAAAAACTACCCCAAGAGCAACTCGTAAAACTAAGAAATAATGTCATTTGGTCCATTTGAAATACTGACCCAATACGGAGTATTAGGATTTGCAGTCCTTGGACTTGGATACTTATGTTGGATGTTTTTGAATCGCTTAATGAAAAGCGAAGAAGATTACAGAACTAAAGTTGAAGAACTAGAAGGTGAATACAGAGAAGATCTAGAAAAAAAGCTAGATGAAAGTACTGAAAGTTCTAAAAGCTTAAAAGAAACTGTACTAATGTTGTTTGGTAATAAGAATAAGTAATTATGAAGAAGAAACTACTTATTGTAGGGATATCATTTATAACACTAATTTGTATCCAAATCTTCTCTAGTGGCAATGAACACGTAGTAGTAGTTGATGATAATATTCAATTAACAGGAGAAAATAAACAACTTACTACAGCAAATAAAAAATTGACTAACAATGTCAATCAATTAAAAGAAGAGAATCAAGAATTGACAGAAGATAAAGCAAATCTTGAAAATATGGTTGCAGAAGTAATAGGTGACTTAGATAGTACCAAATCAGTTGTGAAAGACATTAAAAAAGAATTAACAAATGAAAAGGATATTAATCATAAGCAGTCTACTGGTAAGCAGTTTGAGTTTCAGCCAATCACGCTACCCACTTCAGACGGTAATTGATGGCGATTCAGTAGTTATTTTAACAAAAGCACAAGCTGATACTATTAATTCCATTTTTGATAGTCAAAAATCTAAAATTGCCAAATTTAAGCAAGAAACTAAAGTAAAAGATTCTATTATCTCATTAAGAGATACTATGTTAATTTTCTATACTTCAAAATATACAGAATATAGAACTATAGTAGAAACTAAATTTATTAAAGAAGAAATAATCGACTCAGTATCTGAATGGTTACTTGCAAGAGCTAAAGAAGGAGCCTGGATATATTATTCATATAAAGATCAAGAAGTAGTAGCAGTAAATCTTTCAGATTATATAGTACGAAAAGATGATTTTACAGGAGATATAATATTCTATAAACGAACAGAAGAATGTCCACCAAATGATAAAGATGAAAAAGAACCCTCAAAGGATTGGCAAATGGACATAGCTAAACCTTTTAGGCCTAAGTTAAACAAAATAAAACTAAAATTATGAGAAATTTTTTCAAGCAGTTATTTGACGACAACAACACAATCAACGAAAAATCAGTTGTTGGATTTATAGCATTTTTAATGCTAGTAATAGCTTTAGCAGTAGATTTGATTACTGGAGCTTATGGTAAGCCATTATTGATTAACAAATTTATTTTTGATGGTTTTATGGTAATTGTATTAGGGTCATTCGGAATTGCTTCTGTTGACAAGTGGATAAATAAAAAAGATAAAAAGTAATGAGTTTAAAAAGTTTACAAGAAAGAGCAGGAGTAGCCGCAGACGGTGCTTTTGGTCCTGGTACAATGAAAGCAGCAATGGAATTGCTTAAGTTAACCCCAATTCGTGCAGCACATTTCTTTGCACAAACATCACACGAAACAGGTGGTTTTAAAGCATTTAGCGAAAACCTAAACTACTCAGCATCTGGTTTGCAAGGTATCTTTGGAAAATATTTCCCTGGTACATTAGAAGAATCTTATGCTCGTCAACCTGAAAAAATTGCTAATCGTGTTTACGCATCTAGAATGGGTAATGGTGATGAAGCTTCAGGTGACGGATGGAAATACAGAGGTCGTGGTGCATTACAATTGACTGGTAAAGCAAATTACGAGGCATTTGCAAAATATTTAGGAAACAATGAAGTACTTGAAAACCCTGATCTAGTAGCTACAAAATTTGCCTTTGAATCAGCAATGTTTTTCTTTGAAAGAAACAAATTGTGGACTATTTGTGATCAAGGAATTAATGATGCTGCTATTTTAGCATTAACAAAACGTATCAACGGAGGTACTCATGGTTTAGAAGACCGTAAAGCAAAAACATACAAATATCATCAATTCGTTAAATAATAGATTATGCAATTAAGTGAACATTTATCTTTAGCAGAAGTAACACGTAGTGAAACTGCAAAACGCAAAGGGGTTTCAAACATGCCAACAGAAACTCACATTGCTAACTTCAAGTTATTGGCCGAAAACGTTTTCGAACCAATCCGTAACCATTTTGGTAAACCAATCCACATTTCTTCAGGTTACCGCTCAGCTGCTTTAAATAAAGCAATTGGTGGTGCTGCTGGTTCACAACACTGTTCAGGTGAAGCAATCGACATCGATATGGATGGACATGCTGGTGGTGTTACCAACAAAATGGTATTTGACTATATCAAAGAAAACCTAAATTTCGATCAATTGATTTGGGAATTTGGAACAGACGCTAATCCAGATTGGGTACATGTATCTTATGAATCTACAGGTAAACAACGTAAGCAGATTCTTAAGGCAGTTAGAAAAGGTGGTGCTACATCTTACGTGCCATACAAATAATTAAATTTTTTTTTGAAAAAATACTAGGCCCCCTAAAGGGGCCTTTGTACATTTAGCGAAAATAAAGGTTATGTACGCATTTATCAAAGAAGGAAGCATTCGTCACAGTAGAGAAACAGTTATAAGCCATATCAAAAAGCTCCAACCACTCAACTATAATCGATTTATGTGGTGGAGAACCCACACAGACAAAGTTGTTCCATTAGGCAAACGTGCTTTGCTTAAAGATCGTATCTTAAACGGTGATTTCAATCCATCCTCTTATTTTTGGCAAGCACAATATGCACTTTATGTTGCTAAAGACAAACTTGATTTGTCCAAACATGATACTCGCTATCAACTTGAACTTGCTAGTGTTGATTTTCAACGTTACAAAAAGTTAATGGAAGACTTTGAGAAGGAAGAAACAAATCGTATGGTTGCTCTATATGAGGCATTTACTTCTGAATATAAAATTTCTAGAGAAGAACTAGAGGAAAAATTTCTCAAATTCAACGGTACTATTCTAGAGTTTTATTACTATGCAGAAGAATTTATTTATAAACTTCCTGCAAGTGTTCGAAAAGATAACCGTGGACGCCCTAAAAAAGTACTGAATCAACCTCTTCCAAGAGTTTTACAAGTAAAACGTGGAAGACCTAAAAAAAATAATTAATATAACAATGAAAATTAGATTTTATTTATACAACACCCTAGAAGGTGATTTTACTCAAATGGCTCTTTGGCCTGCAATGTATGTAACCCATAACAAAATTACTAAAAATATTAGATTGCTTTGCTTAAGCGCTAATGTATTATTTTGGGATTTTGGTTTCACTGTAGAATGGTCAAAATGAACAATATAGAACACGACTATTTAAAACTACTTCATGACATTTTAACTAATGGAGTAGAAAAACAAGACCGCACTGGTACAGGTACTATTTCAGTATTTGGAAGACAAATTCGTCACGATATGCGATTAGGTTTTCCTTTATTGACAACCAAGAAAATGCCATTTAAAACAATTGTAACTGAATTGTTATGGTTTTTACGTGGTGATACAAATATTAAGTTCTTAGTTGATAACAATTGTCACATTTGGGATGGTGATGCTTACAAAAACTATTTACGTAAAGTTATTCTTGATAAAGATATAGTAAGATACTTGAAATCGTATTCAATAGATACAAAGGGAGTACCTACCATTGAATTTTACCCAAAAGATGAGTACATTGAAAGGATTAAAAATGATGATCAGTTTGCTAAGAAGTGGGGTGAACTTGGGCCCGTGTATGGTAGACAATGGAGGAATTGGAATGCTATATTCGATGGCGGAGTGGACCAAATC